AATGTATCCCTCGTAGTTCCATTCCATAGGTATGAACAAAGAATAGAGTCCTGAGCTAGTCTGTCCATTGCGGTTTCTTTTTGTAACATCTGATTCATCATATAATCTTTTAAAATTTCCACCACCTTTTTCTAAAGCATTACTAGTAGACCCCATCATGCATTTACCTACTATTCTACTACCTAATCTTAAGGTTGTTTTTGTAACTCTCCAGTTGTTTAATATATTGTTCGGTCTTTCCCATTTACCGCTTTCATCATGCACTAATAGTTTTAATTTTTCACCATCATAACTATTATCACCAGTATTTTTCCAGTCAATAGTTGTATCAAGCCCATCTAAGTCTTCTGGCCTTTCGCCTTGTTCAATCTTTCTTCTAGTAAATTTAGAAGCTGGAACCCTATATGCTAATTCTGTTTTAGGTCGATCCATACCATCTTGAATCGGTTTAAAAAAGAAAGGATAGTTAACTGAGATAGGAACAACCTTATCAGTAAACATCTTCTTAGCATCTGGTCCAGTTTTAGATAATATTCCATATCTGGAATCGCTAGATATTGTAGCTAGATTTACTACTTCGCCAGAAGCCATAAAAGAAAACCCAGAACGTCTATTTTTTAAATAGCACATTCCATAGCACCTTTTATCTGCTTTACAAGCTTCCCAAAATATAAAGAATAATCTATTTGCCTCTCTATAATCTGGTGCACCTACATCAATTTTAGACCATTGTAAATACATATAATGCGTACCTGTTATATAAGTATCTACATCTTTATTTTTAAACCAAAAACCTTCTTCTCTTCTTTTGAATTCTTCATCTATATATTCAAACCATTCCTCTTTAAAATCTTCAGGATATTGTTTCCAGTCAAAAACAGTTTTAATTCTATTTAATTCTTTTGGATAATCAAATTTTACCCATTTATTTTCTTTAGCAGTATGAACTTTGGTTGGTTTAGGTAGTGCAATTCTAAGATTTTGAATTTCATATATTTCTCCTATTTCCCCAGTTCTACTAATAACAACAACATCATGTTCTTTATTATATCCATATTCCCATTTTTTATAACGATTTAATCGTTTAATAACTTTGGGCTTAATATGATCATCTATAACTTTGTATAAAACTTGTTCGTACATTATTTAGACCTCCCCTCTGCAAACCCTTTAAAAGTTTTTTCTTTCTTAACTTCTTTAGGTTTGTCTTCTAGCATATTTTTTTCTTCTTCTAATCTATTTAAGATTTCAAAAGCATCAAATATTGCTAATTTTTTAGTTGCTGCCGCATTCTTTAATCTATCAGCTGATATATCATCATCTGAGTCCACAATGGGTTCTTTAGCTACTTTTATTAATTCCTCAACGGCTTTGTGCCCAGCATGGATTATATTCAGCTTCGTGTCCTTGATACTCATGTTTAATAATGATATTTGTTGATTTCATACAATATAATAACTCTTTGTCAATAACGAATTCCCATTCTCTATTTTTAGGGAAACTAACTAAATCCCCAGGATTAACCCCTTGGTCTTCTAGATATTTATCGCTGTATTTTAAAATACCTACAAATTTTTTATCTATAATATTAGTTAATGGATTATCATTCTTAATGGGTTTAACAAAACAATACCCTCCAAAAGTTTTCCATTCATTATTTCTTTTATATAAATATATTTGATCAAGTTGAGCGAAATATAAGTCTTCTTTAAAATAAGAACTTGAATTTCTTTCTATACCTTTTTGGTCAAACCACCTTCTAAATATGTTATGATGTACTATAACTATATCCCCTACTTGTATATTAGTTTTATATGCTGATGGGATTGCCACAACTTTAGCATGCCGACTAATAAAGGCAAATTCTTGAACAGAACTATTTATAATTAACTTTTTATTATCAACCTCAATTTCATTATCATATCGATTTTTTAAAGGTTTAATAATAAATTTATATAAACTATTCATTAATACTCTAAATCATACTCAACAGATATAGCCATATTAGAATTAAATTTCTTCCATGGCAATACCTCTTGATTTTTTATAATGTAGATATTATAAGAGGAATCAGTTTCATCGTGCACAATTGATCTAATGATGTGCCCTCCGTATACCTGCTGACCTGTAGAATAATGCATAGCATCGTTCTTGTAATCAGCGCCAATACTGATTTTTCTTATATTAGAAGTCATAATTAAACTTTTTTAAGTTTTTCTATTTCTTCTTCTGGAATATCTGTGTATTCGCCTGTTTGAATATTTATATTTATTGCGCCATAAGTTTCTTCTAAACTTGCTTTAATCTCACCCATTTCCTTTTCTAGTTGGGCAATAGCCCCTAGGTCATTACCTTTTTGAACTTCTAGAAATCCTATATGTGATAAATGCTTTTGTAACGCGTCTTGATTAGCTTTAACTCTAGCTAATTCATCTTCTGTAATTTTATTTACTTTTTTACTCATAATTTAATTTTATTTGATTAATACTTACTTATCTATAGTCACGTATTTTAGTACGATTTTACTTTTTATTATATATACTTGAGACCTTTTCTCCCGAGCGCCCACCGAAATAGGCTAAAACAACAGCCATCATTACTTTTTCGAAGGTATCATTCCATAAGGAATTAATTTGAAAAGGAATACTTTCTACACTATCCAAAATACCAGCTAAAGAAAATATAACTATACACCACACTAAAACTAATGGCCGTACATTTTTACTTAACCAAGAATCAGACATAGAATCTGCCTCCCATCTTGAAGTTATTGCTGCTATTTCCTTATTCTGTTGTTCATATATTATTTGCTGCAATTTAATCTTATCCTCTGGGCTAACATTGGATTTTGTTATTTCTGCTATAGCTTCTTTAGGAGATGTGACACCTTGTAAGATGTTCCCTAAAGTAGGATTAATAACAGAGGCAGCCCCTAATAATAATTGGCCAACGGTAGTTTCTTTAAACCTTTTTTTGTTTGGCATAAGCTTCTTTTTCCCAAGGTAAATTCTTATCCCCTTCTTTTATTTTAGATCTATCATATTTCTTTCCTTCAAAACAAACATAATCATCATCCCAACTAAATCTACCTTCTTTTATTTGTTGTACATGTATTTTTTCATGCTCTACTGTGTCCTCTTCCATGTCATGTGGAAGGTTCTCATTAAGCACAATGCTACCATTCATTAAGGTAACTCCATGTGTAGTACCCTCCTCAAAAGGAGCTCTATACACCGGGGTATTATCTACCTCGTAAGGTGGTCGCATTTTAAAAGCCATTTTTTACTTAGTCTCTCCTCTATCTTGTGGCATATTCCCGCCAATATCGCTTACTGCTTCTTCACCTGTTACTGCGTCAACATCTTTAGTATCTACATCAACTCCGTCTTTATGACCAGCTGATTTTCTATCTCTAAGTTTTCTATCTTCATTATAGATATCATCTTTAGCATCATGGATTAATCTTCTCTCATGATCCATGTCGGTACGTAAGTGTTGATTACCTGAGTATCCTTTATATTTTCCCATTTTTAATTGTTTTTAATTGTTTATATTTAAGTTAATCTTTCAAACGATACTTCTATCGGTCTGTTACCTGCATCTGATGGAAATGGTGTAATTCCACCAGCAGTAAATTCTACTTCTACTTGTACTGTGTCACCCGCACTAAATGTGTGAATAAGCTCACCATAGAATATTTTATCTCCTGTTAGCTCTGTAGATTTTTCATCTATAACATCAACAGTAGTAGGTCCTGGTATAATAAGAGATACTCTAATTTCTACTTGATTTGTTTGATCAAACCAATGCTGACAAGTACCTACTTTCCAAGTTCCTCCCCCGTCTGTTCCTAATGTAAATGTAGCTACTTGGCCTGCTGTCCCACCTGCTGCATTAGCACATGTCCAACCATAGGTTGTAAAAGCTGTTGGGCCTGGAGCATTGAATGAACCTGCCACTACCGCTGTAGTGTCAAAAGGTAATACACTCGCAACACCACTACCCCAGTTTACATATGCTACTGGTGTACCATTAGGCCATGCAAATACCTGAACCATATCATATCCGGTTACTTGTATACCAGGAACAAAAGCTACATTAGTACCATTGCTTTGAAGAAGATCTCCTCCAGAAGATGCGCCAGCATCAGTCAATGCATCAATAGCTGCTTGTCGAGTAATTTGTCCAGTACCACCATTTGCTATAGGTACAACACCTGTAATATCTGTTGTTACATCTATACTAGCAACTGTTGTAAAAGCGCTAGTTAATCCCGGTGATTTTAAAAACCCGGCTGCAAAAGTTGCAGCGCCAGTACCACCTTGAGTTACTGGTAGCGGAGTACCAACCCATAATAAACCCTCTAAGCTTGTAACTATTTCAGCTGGTGTAATACGAAGATTGTTAGGGCCTACAGTATCATACCCAACTATACTTGTAAAGTTGCTAAGATCTGCTTCCGCGGTAAATTGTGAAAATTTAATATCTGCCATTTTGTTTTTTATTTATTTATTCTCTAATCAGTAGGTCTACCCCATTTTCCATGAGCATTCTAAAAGTTCCTGGTCCCACATTATTTTCTTGAATTATATAATTAGTCGCTGGACCTGGAGATATTTTGCTAGAATTTGGAACAGCTAATATAGCATTAGCATTCCCTAATATTGAGGGTGCCATTACAATAAAGCTATTATATCGCTTGCTGTAGTATTAGAAGCATTTACTCTCCCAATATTAACAGGAATAAAAGAAGCATCTCCAACATTTTTAAATGTTACTGGTGTAGGAGCTGAAGTAATAACTTCTATATCACCACCAGTCCCAACATATAATAAAAACGCGTTAGGTAATGGATTAGGTTGATATATAGTGTAAGATTCTGGAGTAGCAGTAAATATTGCAGAGCTTAAAGTTAATTGAATATCTGAATCTACAGAAACAACTGTTGCAATAGCCCCAGTGGTTTCATTATAAACTACATCTCCTGGAGTTACTTGTGGAATAGAAGTGCCTACTCCTTCAAATTGTGCTCCTCCATCAATTAGAGTACTTCCTATAAAACTAGTATTATCTCCTTTTACCACTAAATAAGGTTGTGGAATATTTATTGTGTCATCAGGTATTACTTTAAATGCAAAGCTTGCCTGATTTAATGTTTGATTTGGTAGTGTTGCCATTGTTTAAATTTTATTGATTTTTTTGAGCTTTAGAGGTAATTGGAGCCATTCCACTATAAGGAACATGCCCTAATTTAAAAGGCATTCCCCATATACCATTACTAGCACCTTTAGCCATTGGCATTCCACTAGGATCTAATGGAGCTTCCCAAATATACTGTTGCCCGTAATCTTTTCTTTGTTTTTTAATTGTTGCCATAGTATCTATTTTTATTAAAAGGGAACATATTATTTAACTTTTCCCTACGTTTTCCGCAGCCGCAATCCTTACCGGTTTTGGCCGCTACTTTATCAACAACTTGTTTAACGCCAGTTGCTGATGTAATTTTATGTATTAAATCTCCTGCGCCTTTCATATCTAAACTAATGATGAACCTGCGTTAACACTTCCACCTACTGGCTGTGAATTTTCTAAAATCCAATCTGAATCGTCAGTAACGCTGACCTTGCCTTGGTTTAGTACTTCTGTCCACCAGTCTTTATCTATCCCTAAATTTTGATTCAGCATGCTCCCCAATGATTGCGAGATGCCTTCACTAGTATTCATATCAAACTGATTCCCATATTCAGCACCTTCCATCTCAGGTGGTGACCAACCAGGTCTTTTATATTTATTTGTATCCCCCTGAACATTGAAGTTTGTATTGACGCCAGCAGCATTTAATGCGTCTTGAGCCATTCCAACAGCAGGTATGTTATCTGCCGTAGTATTTATTACAGCATTTAATCCAGTAGCCCATATTGCAGAAGGGTTATAAGCTGGATTTTCCTGTCTTCCTGAGCTTATTATATCACTCATAGAATTAGCTGCTGCTATTCCTTCGCTATCTGTACCGAACGCCTCATATAATGCAGAATCGCCATAATTATGAGTTATACCAGAATTAGTAGAACCTGTGCCTGGAGTTGATGGACCTGTTGGACCACCTGTACTCATTTGGTTCCAAGACATTGGAGCGCTTCCATATCCCATACCAGCCGTTCCTTGTGCTGGTTTCTCAGCTAAAGGGCTAGGATTAACTGAATTCATTATTTGACTAATTTGATTAGTTGAACTCACAGGGGTATTAGAAGGGGAAGTTGCATTAAATATAGATGGATTACTAGAAGTATATCCTCCCGGATCAGATTGTTCGTCTAGTACACTATTAGAAGAAGGTACTAAAGCTGGGGGAAGAGCCCCGGATGGGGTCTGCGCATTAATAGACGCGGCTGTATACCAATCTTGATATGCCATTATTTATCTCGTTTAAGTTGAGGATATTTGTTATATACACACTCTTTAATCCCTTCTGGATTAGGAGCATTGTGCGCTAATTTAAGAGCTGATTTACCTCTTTCCAAAGTATTAACTGGATAGGTCCCTTGTGCAGCTCCTCCTTTAGGGCCGCAAAAAGATTTAACTCCTTTATATTTACCAGCATTTGAACTACCTGGCTCTTCTCTTATTTCAGTTATACTCTTTTTAAGAGCTATAGCCTCGTCTCTTTTTCGAGCTACATGGTTTTGATATCTACCGCCCATTTGTCTAGCGGTTGATGATGATCTTGTTGATTCCATAATTTACCATTTTTTGTTTTTAAGGGCTGCAGATATATCTGTACCCAAGCTAGACCCTATAGGGGCCTTATTATTATTTAAATTTCTCCCGGTCATCTTTGGAACATTATCTTGATTAACTCCAGATTTTGAAGAGATTACTTTATCAGGATTTATTACATCACTAACTGGTTGAGGTGTTACATGTGGGTTAAGAATAAAGTTCTTAACTTCTTTTTTACCTTTTGCTGCTATTTCAGCATCCAAACTTACATTAGCTTTCCCGCCTAATATTTTTGCCGTTTCTTGTCGCTGTTGACTAGATTTTTCTATACTTTTGTTTAGACGCTTTAAAACCCTAGGCATCTTTCTACTAAGTTTTTTTACTATTTTATGATATCTAGGATCGTTTTGAACACCCGGTTTATCTTTTATTAAATTATATGCTTTCCATAATTTATTAAACCTAGGTGTAAAAGATAAGTTAGTAGGGGTCCATTTCTGGTTTATCTTGTCATTTATACTCATCTTGTTCCCGGTACTTACATTCCCTCCCCCTGCATTATCACCACCACTAGTAACAGTATGGCCGGTTTTGAAGGCATTCCATGTTTCATTGAAACTATTTATTAAAGATTGAGCATCAAAATTTCCTGCTGTCTTAGTAGGCTTCACATTCAAACTATCACTAAAACCATAGGCATTTCTTAAAGTATGGTCACGATCCGCTGCCTCAGAGTCTGAGATAGGGGTTCCGCTCCATCCTTCCCATGGGTCATAAGCATTATGGCTATAACCCCCTGGTATATGAGTTGGGGATTGGTTGCGGCTAAGGCCTAGTAGATCAAAATCTTCGTCCATATTAGCGTGTTTTATCTTTGTTTACATTATAGATAGCATGAGTTAAAACTTTATCAGTATAGCTATCTCCTTTAATTAATTTGTTTCTTCTTTCACTCGTAGGTATATCATCTTCACCTAACATAATTCTATATATACGTTGAATTAATTGTTTACATTTAAAAGAAACTTTATATATATTATATTTCTGTGTGGTTCTATTTCTATGTCTCCACACCTGAATCCAATCCTGTTGCAATAATTTATTCCATCTTCTATTATCCCAACTATAAGAATAAGCACCTTGTTCAAAGTCATGCCTACTAAATAATTCCATACAGTCAAGATATATTAAAAGTTCTAAATCAGCATCAGTTAAATCGTTGTTCTTGGAAGCCCATTTGCGTATTATACGGTAATGTTTGAGCAAATTGAGATCTTTTAGGTCTCTTGCGTGTAGCTTTTTCATAAAACAACGACCACGTCTCTTAATTTGATAACGTG